AAGGAAGCTGTAAAAAATTCAGCTGTTGAAATATCGGGGATGAATGCTTTGGTATCATCAGCACAAAATGTTAATTTATCAATGAAAGATAGATTAATTGCAGTAGAAGAATTACAGAAAACATATCCAGGTTATTTTGGCAATTTATCTAAAGAACAAATCTTAAATGGTGATGTAGCTAATGCAGTAAAAGGAGTTACAGATGCTTTAATAGCTAAAGCAAAAGCACAAGCATATACTGGCGAATTAGTTAAATTATCACAAGAGGAATTTAAACTTGAAGAAAAAAAATTACAATTATTGTCTGAAAAAGCAAAATTAGAGCAATCTTCTGCTTCTAAAAATGCTGCGGCTTTAGCTGCGACTGGTAAAAATCAAGATTTTGTAATAAATGCTGCAATTAGAAATACAAGAGCAATACAAGATTTAGATGTTCAACTTTCTGAAAATGCAAAAGAATTAGAAAAAAATGCACAAGCACAAGCTAAATGGACTTCAAGAATAAATGAAAATGTAGCTGCAAGTATTAGATTAAAACAAGAAGTAGAAAAACCGGTAAAAACATTTGTAACACCACAAGTTACAGGAGTAAACGCTGGTTTAATTCCTGCACCTTTATTTGATGTAAATAAAATAGCAGTTTTCAATGGTCAAGTTGATCAGTTTGGAAATAAGATTAAGGCATTGCCAGGTATAATAAAATCATCTTTAGTTCAAATACCTGATATTATTGATGAAGGTGCTATTGCAATGGCTGCTGCACTTCAAGAATTTAATGCTTCTGCAACTGAAATAATAAATACTTCTATTGCTGATACATTTGCAGGATTAGGAAGCGCAATAGGAAGTGCTTTAGCTACTGGAGGCAATGTTTTAGAATCTGTTGGAAAAACTCTTTTAAGTTCTTTAGGTAGTATTTTAACAAATATGGGGCAAATGGCAATTTCAATTGGTGTTGGGTTATTAGGAATAAAGGCAGCTTTAAAATCATTAAATCCTGCTGTAGCTATTGCAGCTGGTGTTGCTTTAATTGCTTTAGGTTCTTTTTTTAGTTCAAAATCAAGTTCGATAGGTGGTAGTATCGGTGGAGGTGGTAAAGCTTCAGGAGGAACAGGAGCAGGTGCAAACAATCAAAGTTTTACTTCAAGCGGATTTAGTTCAAGTCAAGGAGGTGGAACAGTAGTATTTGAAATTGCAGGGCAAAAGTTAATAGGAGTTTTAAATAATACCTTAAATTCAAACAAACGTTTAGGAGGAACTTTAGGTTTAGGATAATATGGCAAAGAAAATAATAATTGATTTTAGCGCACAACCAATAACAACAGGTATTGGTTTTGGATATACTATACAAGTTGATGATTTTTTAATATATTATTCAAATGGACTAAATGGAGTTAGAGTTGATTTTATTCCAAACGGTGCAACACCTGATGAAGATTACAAATTAGCAATAGGCACAACGCTTGATGAAACTTTACAAATATTATTAAGTTATTTACGTGAAAACTATATTAATGATTTAGTAAGTTATAGTTTAGTTAATAATACTATTGAAGTTTTAATACAAGCGGATGCGGTTGTAACTATTGAAGAAGATTTAAACGAAAATATTACAATAACCACTGAAGATGTTGAGCCGTTCGGAAGTAATTTAAAGTATTATTTAATTTTTGATGATTATACACTAAATATTTATAAAAGCAATTTTCAAGGTACTGCATCTGAAATATATGGAACATTTACACTTAAAAAATCAAGTGTTGATACTATTTTAACTCCTATTAGAGGAACAGCTTTAGAATTGTCTTTAGAGGCAAGTCAAACATTAACATTTGATGAATTTTTACTTGAAGATGAATTTACCTATAAGACCGAATTATTAAAAGGCAGTCAAATAATATTTGAAGGATATATTAAACCCGATGGATGCCAACAAAGTTTTGTCAATGATGTTTGGTATGTAAATATCGAAAGTAACGATGTTTTGGGAGCTTTAAAAGACTTATCTTTTGTACAAAGCAATGGATTACCTTTTGTAGGTAAAATGTCGGTGTATGATGTTATTAAAGGTTGTTTAGATAGAACAAGATTATCATTAACAATCAATACAAGTATAGAAGTAACTTATGTAGATTATACAGGAACAAATATTTTTAAAGATATTTATGTAAATTCAGATCGTTTTATTAAAAATCAAAACGATATTGTTATAATGGATTGTAATGAGGTTTTGACATCAATGCTAAATATGTTTAGCGGAGTTATTACCCAACAAGATGGTCAATGGTGGATTTATAGGCCTAATGATTTAGAGTTTAATGGTTATACTGAATTTATTAATCAAGACACTGATACAAATTTTACAAAAAATTTAAATGCTGTTTTAGGAAGTCAAATAAATAACTTTTATCCTCATCATTGTGATGGCAATCAACAAATTGAAATTAAAGGCGCAATATCAGCATATCGATTAAATTATCAATATGGTTTTTTACAAGGATTAATAAAAAATCCTACTCTTAATCATAATTCTGAAATGGATTTTGAATTTTGGACTACAAATTCAGCTTTGCCAACAGATGAAATTCAGATAATACCTAATCCTAATTCGACATCAGGTTTAGAATTATTAGTTGAAAAAGAAGCCGTACCTGTAACAATTTTAACATCAAGTACTATAACAGCTTTTCAAAATGATATTTTAAATTTTATAGTTAACTTTTCAACTATAAAAAATGGAGGTAGCTTAATAAATATAAAAAATAAAATGTTTTTTAGAATATCCACAAGTGATGGATATTACTTAAATCAAGCTAATCAATGGACTTTAACAAATAGTAGTATATATGTTAACGCAAGTTCAACAAGAAATTTAGAAGTATTTTTTACAAATGAAATAATAATGCCTCCTTTAATTGCCGATTGTGATATAACTGTTGAAATTAGACACGTTGATTTAATATTTCCAAGTATTGGAATAATAATAGACAATTCAAAAACAACAGTAAAATATACAAAAATTGAAATAATTGACAATCAAATTAATAGTGCTGGAATAAAAGGCGAAAATCACACCGTAACAAGAAAATTACCACCAAGTTCAATCACTAAAGAAAATCAAAAAGTATTTAATGGAGATGGTGATAGGATTTTGATAGGATCAATTTATAAAGCAGACGAAGAAACATTAACTAGATTTTGGACACGAAAAAATAAATTTGAAAATTTACCATTGTTAGGAATTTCAGCAATGGATGATTTAAGAATACAATCAAATCCTATTAAAGTATTTTCGGGATCTATATTTGGTCAAATACCTTATATTTCAGTTATAACTATTGATAATATTACAGGGTTATTTATGCCAATAGAATATGATTATGATTATAAAACTAATAAATCACAAGTTAAGTTATTGCAGTTTTATAATACGGACATAGCAGATATTCAATACACAATAACTCCTGATTATGGTGATAATACAGTTAAGCCAACTATTAAAGGATAGTTTTTCTTATTGGTAATCCGTTTTCATCTTCTTTAATAGTAAACACCACTTTGCATCGGCAGTTAATTACATTTCCTGCCTTTGCATTTGGATCACCTGGATACATTATTTCTTCACCACTTGTAAAAAATGGCTGATTAATATCAACTTTAACACCATTCATGTCTAAATGGTCATAAACTGATTTAGGCGGTCTGCGGGTTCTATTATCTTGTACGCTTATCCAAGTTTTCTCTAATACAAAATCGGAGTTTTGTGCAGCTACAACAGTAGCAAAATTAGTTGCGGTTGTGGTTTCAGTTCTTGCTATTCTTAAAGCTTGGTATTTATACCATCCGAATTTATTTTGTAGATTTCTTGTTATATCGGCAACTGAAATATTATCTTCATATCCTTTAGCAATAACAGCAATTATTGAATCAATTAACGTTTGATGTACTGAAACAATACGCAAACCCATATTGGAGTTAAGCCAATTAGCAATAATTGTCTCAAAGTCTAATTCAATAACTTTAATGCTTCTTTTAATACGTTTGTATTGTGGATTGCCTAAAGTAGTATAAATCTCTTTATACATATCCTTTATTTGCTTTTCGGTAACGTTTGAATTAATTAAAGCTTCATAGGTTACTTTAGACATATTATTAAAAGGAATAGCGTTAACTATTTTAATAACATTCCTTCTAACTATTCGGTAGGCTTGAACTTCTTGTCTAAAGCGTAGTTTGTCCATCCATTAACGTGTTAAGTGTTGGATCGTTTAAGTTAACTATTCCGGTAGGGATGTAAACTTCGTTCATCATCTCATCGTCAATTTCTTCGTAGTTAAAAACTTCCCTTCTTTCGTTTAATG